TACCTATAAAGGAGACAGCAATGATAATCAAACACGTAATAGAACTAGAGACAGTAATCAATGAAGAAGTAAATGAACTAAGTGTCTACAAAATCAAAGGTATGCCAGAGGCAACTCGTCAAGAGTTCTTTACTGAAGCAGCAAAAGAAATGATAGGCGCGGCACTAGTAAAAATGAATGAAGGAAATACTTGGGCAATACTCAGAGTAGCAGAGGAACAATCTGTATGACCACAGAGGTAATCAACAGGCCGCAGATAGCGGCAAAGAACGAATCAGCCTGGACTAAATCTGGTGTGGCAGTGACAGCCACATCAGCCAGCGATGTAGCCAGACAAGCAGGACTTGACTGGTCGGTATCACTACACGATGTGACCACTACCTATCAGATTCCAGGTAAAGGATTACCCTTCCACATACCAGTCAATAACAAAAAAGCAGTTGTTAAAACAACACCAGCAGGTGAGGTAATACCACTTGGTATTGTCGGCAACAAGTACAAGCCGCTACAAAATGCTGAAGTATTCTCAGTGCTAGATACCCTGATTGATTCAGGAGATGCACGGTATGCAGCAGCAGGTGAGTATGCAGCAGGCGCAAAAGTATGGATGCTTATGCAGTTGCCTATTGAAATGGAAATCAAAGGCGACCCACACGCAGCATTCCTACTAGCCAAGACCACTCACGATGGTAGTGGTTCAGTTCTTATCCGCCCTATCATTGAACGGTTATGGTGTCACAATCAGATAAACAAAATCTATCGTGCCACTGATAAGAAGCGTACCTATATGCTACGTCATACAACTAACTCTAAGTTAGATGTTAATGATGTCCGTGGCATTCTTGATATTGCTTACACAACTATTGATGACTACACAGTTATGTCAGAAGCAATGCTTGAGCGTCAAGTTACCCGCCAGTATGCAGTGGATTACTTCAAGAAAGTATTTCCATTGCCTAGCAAGGTAGAAGATACACCTCTAGATTTACTATCTTCAGGTGAGAAGATGCAACGCACCAATGCCCTCAACCACAGAGCCAGAAGCCTAGACATATACGAGAACAGTCCTACTCAGGAGAACATCCGAGAGACTGCCTTCGGTCTATGGCAGGCAGTTATTGAGTATGCCGACCACGGCAAACCAGGTAAGTCAAAGTCACTAGGCGTTAGAACAATGTCAGGTGGCAGTGATAGCCTAAAAATAAGAGCACAAGAACTAGCACTAGCATAGGAGACTAACAATGGAAATCATATATACAGATAAAGATGGAACAACAGTTAAGTTCACCGAAGAGATGGCTATTGCAGCCATCACTGAACGTGATGCACTACGCACACAACTAAGTGACTGCCGAGTTACTTCATCTGAACGCTATGGAAAGATTGTAGATATAAGAGATAAAGTTCGTGAGTTCTTCCAGGAGCGTAGCGATGGTAATGATGATGAAATAACTTGCACTGTAGATGATGTCAATGAACTACTCAAAAGCATTGGTACTGATGAACTCAAAAGACTATGGACAGTCATTGGCACCATTGATTTTACAATTAATAATATCTCTGCATCTAATGAAGAAGAAGCAAATGACATCGTAACGGATGAGTTGTCTGCCGAATTTAACGGTGATGGTGACTTGACTGACTGGCGAATTGATATCAAAAGCACAGAGCAAGATTAATTAAATGCCCAAGATAGCAGACCATACCTATGATGAGGCACTGCTATCTAGTAAATGTATGGCAGGTAAGCACAAAGAATGCGGGGGTATCGTGGTCATCGGTATCCGTGCATTAAGGAGACAGTGTGCTTGCCAATGCCATCTCACATCAGAGCAATCAGATACCCGTTCTATCTGATACACTCTGCCTACTGAGATGGGCTGGAGTTTGATTAGTCTCCTTTTCCAGCCCGTCTCTTTTACAAGGAGACAAGGGACATATGAAAATAGAAATAGAACGTGATAGGTACGGACGACCATTAATAATTCCTAAAGCAGGAGGCAAGCCAGTTGCTTATACAAGAGCAACTACAATTGCTAACAGTTTAGATGACGGCTCAGCACTAACAGCCTGGAAGATGCGTATGGCTGCAATAGGTTTAACAGTACGCAATGATTTACTACTAGCCATCAGTGCAGCAGGCGATGACAAGATGGCTATTAACAAGTTGATAGAAGATGCTATGGAAGTAGCAGGCGCTAGCCGTGCAGCCAGTATCGGCACAGCACTACACGCAATAGCAGAGAAACTAGATTTGGGACAGTCACCTGGCCCAATACCAGACGAGTGGGCAGCGGACATCCGAGCCTATGAATTAGCAACAGGACATCTCAAGAAGTTCTTTATAGAACAGTTCTGCGTGTTGGATAAGTACAAGATTGCTGGTACTCCCGACAGGATAATTGAATATAAAGGTGAGAAGTACATTGCAGATATAAAGACTGGTCGCATTGACCACCCAAACAACATTGCTATTCAGTTAGCAATTTACGCCAACGGCTCCCCGTATGACGTTGCTACGGGTCGCCGTGGTAGTTGGGGTGATATCAATAAAGAGAAAGCAGTTATCATCCATCTTCCAGCAGGAACTGGTCTATGCAAATTAGTTTGGATAGACATTAAAGAGGGCTGGAAGGGAGTACAATTCGCAATGAAAGTAAGACAGTGGCGAGACAAAAAGGGTCTCGTTACTCCATTTGAAGAAGGAGATATCAGTGGCTAGCACTGAAGCACCAATCAGTATCACAGTAAAAACATCAGCAGGCTCACTAGTAACAGTCCGTGCAGAGCACGGAGATGAACTAGACCAGTTGGTAGCAACAGCATTGGAGGCTATCAAGTCAGCAGTAACAGAACTTGAATCAGCCATCAAAGCAACAGCACCAGCAGTAATGGCACCAGCACAGGTAGCAGCAGCACTCAGTACATCTATCGTTGACACTGGAGGCTGGTCATCAGCACCAGTTGTTCAATCAATCGGTGGCAAGAATTGCCCTCACGGCAAGATGACTGCTATCCAAGGGACAGGTAAAGATGGTTCCACTTATCGTGGTTACTTCTGCCCAGCACCGAAGGGTGCAATTGACAAGTGCAGAAATGCATATGTCAAAGTAGGAACACCAGACTGGAATACATTTGTAGCAGACCAAGTGAAGTAATGCGTACACTCAGACGCAGCATTAACAAAGCAGAGGTAGGCGGAGAACCATTACCGCCTGCCTTTGCTGCATTTGAACGGGCAGGAATTATCCTGCGCCGTGCAGAAATTACAATGATTGCTGGCGCTCCAGGTGCTGGTAAATCATCTATTGCACTGGCTATTGCAGCCAGAGCAAAGGTACCTACGCTGTACTTCAGCGCAGATACTAACGCTCACACTATGGCTATGAGATTACTTGCTATGTCTAGTCGCATTACACAGACAGCAGCAGAACAGATGCTCAAGCGTGAGCCACAAGCAGCAGAAGATATACTTACCCTTAACAATCATTTGTTCTGGTCTTTTGAATCCACTCCCACTCTTAAAGATTTAGATGAAGAGGTCAGTGCATTTGAAACAGTTTGGGGTAGAAGTCCTACGCTTATAGTTGTAGATAACCTAATGGATATTGCAATGGATGGACACGAAGAATTCCAGGGTATGCGTGCAGCAATGAAGGAGTTAAAGTATCTTGCAAGAGATACCAACTCCGCCGTGCTTGTTCTGCACCATACCAAGGAAGGCTTTGATAACTATCCTTGTCAGCCTAGGTCAGCAGTGCAAGGGCTAGTCAATCAGATACCAGCAATGGTATTAACTATCGGTCAGATGAAGCAGGGTGATGAGACCTATCTATGTGTAGCCCCAGTCAAGAACAGATACGGGCGAGCAGACCAGACAGGTAACAACTATGTCAGCCTAGCCTTCAACCCTGACAGTATGTATCTAGAAGATGTACAAATCAAATACTCACAGGAGACGATGTAATGGAAAGTAAGATATGGGACTGTTCATTCAGTCAAGAAGATATAGAAGTAACAATAGGTAGAGCAGTAACAGAAGGTGAATGGAATATAATAGTTGATGAGTTATATAACAATGACACTCTTTACAATATGCTTCAGGCACAAGTAACTAAGATTGCATTGGCAGCAATTGAGTAGTGCAGCCAAACGCAAAGGCAGCGGAGCAGAACGGGATGTAGTTACTTGGCTTAAAGCCAACGGCTATCTCTATGCAGACCGCAGATTAGCAGGTGCTACCCTTGATAAAGGTGACATCAGTGGCATACCAGGAGTTACCATTGAGATAAAGAACCAAGCCAAGATGGACCTTGCAGGTTGGGTAGCAGAGTTAGAAGTAGAGATGAAGAATGATGGAGCGTGGACAGGAACCGTGCTTCACAAACGGAAAGGAAAAGGAGACGTAGGTGAGTGGTATGCAACTATGCCAGCAAAGGTATGGCTCGCTCTCTTAAAACAAGCAGATGGAAAAACATAGTATTGCTGCATACCTAGAGTATGTAGGCGCCGCCGTGCCGTCAGGCGGGCACGGCTGGCGCAAGATAAAGTGCCCATTCCACACAGATAAACACGCATCTGCTGGAGTTAACTTTGATGAAGGTAGATTCAAATGCCACGGATGCGGTGTCGGTGGAGATGTTTACGATTTAATTATGCACAAAGAAGGAGGTAACTATCGTGAGGCTGTCAAATTCGCAGAGGCAATTTCTCCTACAGGCAGCGACAGAATACGCCAAACACATAAACCAAGCAGCAGACTATCTAGCAACACGGGGTCTGTCGGTAGAAGACACAAAGATGTTTCACCTAGGAGTAGTGGACAATCCATTTCCAGGACACGAAGGCTACAAGGGTAAGTTAGTTATACCTTACGTCACCCCATCAGGGGTGGTTGACCTGCGGTTTCGTAGTATCAGGGGCGAAGACCCTAAGTACATAGGACTACCAGGAGCAAAGACAACTATGTTCAATGCTCAGACAGTTCTAACAGCCAACGGATATATCTGTGTCACCGAAGGTGAGATAGATTGTATTACGGTGGCAGCCAAGACAGGACACCCAGCCGTAGGCATACCAGGTGCTAACAACTGGAAGCCTTATTACAGCAAGATACTTGATGACTTCGACACGGTGATAGTACTAGCAGATGGCGACAGTCCAGGGCTAGAATTTGGTAAGAAGATAAGTAGAGAGTTAGGCAATGTTAATATTGTTCAGATGCCCGAAGGGCACGATGTCAACAGCATCGTCTTACAAGAAGGAGCAGGGTGGTTGAATGAGCGAATCAATAAATGTTTTTCAACATAATGATGATTTTTGGAACTATGTTAAAGACAACCCAGAGTTATTAGGAATACCAGTATCTAAACATAAAGGTCTAGATTTATTAAATGCACTACGAGATATCAGAGAAACCTATAGAAAAAACCTAGAGGCAGGAGACAGTATGATTACCCTGCTTGGTAGCCTGATGCTAGGCATAGCAAATGGCGAGGGAGATGCAATGATAGAAGAAGTTATAGTTTCAGAGGCTATGATAAACATAGACAAGAAGGTAGAGAAGGTACTTGATGAAGGACAATAAAGATTTAGAAGACATCTTGCTAGAACTAAAAGTAATTATGATACGCAAGCATCAGGACTACGGCCCCTTAAATATAGCCAATGCCCCAGGTGGGGCAATGAATGGGCTGATAGTCAGGATGCACGACAAGATGACACGGCTAGAGAACCTCCACTACAACAACAAAGGCAACACGCCCAACTATGAACCAATAGAAGATACCCTGTTAGATTTAGCAAACTATGCCATAATAGGACTAATGGTACAAAGAGGTTTTTGGGAAGGCTTGAATGGCACAGGAGTACATAACTGAATATGACGCTTTAGTAGCGTCACTTGCAGTCGAGTACCACCGCAGGTATCCAATGCTTGAGGTGTTAGATATACGGCAGGTGTTATGGCTCTGGTTCCTGACCCATTCTAGAAAGTACGCCGAGTGGTCTGCGTTAGACCGTAAAGATAAAGACAAGTTGATAGCCAAATCCCTACGCAATGCAGCCCTGAAGTTTTGCGAAAAAGAAAAAGCCAACACGGTTGGCTACGAGTTGATAGATGTTTATTACTACGATGCCACAGTTATAGAAGCATTTCTGCCTAGCATTATCTCTGAAACATATGAGATGCCATCAAAGATTAAAGACCTAAACTTTAAATTCAATAAGTCAGAACCCAGCAATGATGGCAACAACTGGCTAGTACTACGTTCAGATATAGCAGCAGCCTACTACAGGTTATCGGAAGCCAAACAAAACATACTCAGGATTAAGTTCAGCACAGAGAACAGCGACTGGGCAGAGATAGGTAAAGATTTAGATACAACAGCAGATGGTGCACGTATGAAGGTGCAGCGTGCAGTCAATTCGTTAGTAAGAACTTTAGGTGGATGGCGTCCATTTGCAGACAATGATTCTTCAGTTGTAGAGGAAGATGAAGATGAGCCAACCGAAACACATTAGAGAACTACTGCACATCAAGGACTACAGCAAGGCTATGGACTTGCGTGGTGAGCCGACAGAGGTATGTGCCTGTGGATGTGATGTCTTTATTATGTTAGGTGGATTTGTAGATGGGGAGATAGCATTTTATTTTACAGACGGAGAGTGTGCTAGTTGTGGCAGTATGGTAACTCTGCCTACCCCATCAGGAGAGGATGACGGCATTGCCACTTTATGATTTTCAATGCAAGGCTTGCGGTGCATTGACAGAACACACAGAGAACATACCGCCAGCCTGTCATCTTTGTGGAGAGATGATGGCTAGACTATGGACATCAACGCCAGTGCACTTCAAGGGCACAGGCTTCTATGTAACAGGAGGATAACAGTGCCATATTATGGACGTGAATTAACAAAGAATACTTCATTACATATGGGATATTCAGTCAGGTTTGCACTTGGATTTACTATAACTAGATATGGGTTTGACTTAGATATAGGTCCTGCTTGGATATCTGTAGAGTTTAATAGATTATTTAAGAAACATTATGGGTTTGATTCGGATGACGAATGATAGTAGAACTCAACCTTGCCTAGAACAAAAAATAAAACATATGATGAGCAGCGTATCTCACGGATACGTAGATATGGAATTGATGTTCCAGACTATAACCGTATCCTTGAAGAACAAGGCGGTGGTTGTTATATATGTGGTAAAAAACCAGAACCAAAACGAGCATTAGATATAGACCATAACCACACAACAGGAAATGTACGCGGACTACTTTGTTCTATACATAACAGAGGAATAGGTTTTTTTGAGGATAACCCAATACTATTACTCAAAGCCATAGAGTATTTAATCAAGGATAGAAATGACAAATAAATCTTCTTTTGATTTAGATTTTTCTTTTGGCAGAGAAGGAGAAGAATTAGTAGAACAACTCCTTACCAAAGGAAAACGAGTAGAAGTTAAACGAGATAGGAAATGGCAAGACACAGGGAATGTCTATATAGAGACCGCCTGTTTCTTTACTAAAAAAAATGAATGGGCACCTAGTGGACTAGCAGTAACAGAGGCAGAGTATTGGGCGTTTGTATTAAAAACAACAGTATTAATGATACCTACTCAAATGCTACAGTTTGCAGTCCAGAACTACGGCAAGGATATAACCTGCCAGATACCACCAAACCTATCCAAAGGCTACCTTGTAAAGGTGGTAGATTTAATAGAAGCAACTAAAATGTTTTCTTTCCAGCCAGGGGAAGGCTGATAGAAAGCAAAATAGACCCCCTATCCAATTAAGGTAGGGGGTCTATTTGTGTCTGTAATCGCCTTATAGGGCGTTTAAAGGGCTACTTAGCGCCTCTGCCAAACTCAGGGGCAGATGGGTCTAACCACTTCAATACTGGTCCAAGGAGACCAGCAAGTGCTGCTGTTCCTAGAACCTTGAGGTCAGTTTCTCCTGCTAGGTAGAGTGCGATGGCAGCGGCTGCTGCGGCACGGAACCAAGTCAGCGATACTTGCTTTAGTTGTTCCATTAGATTGCCTTTCGTTTTGTATTGTGAACCTTACAGCAGGTGCAGACTGGTACCAGTGTGGTACCTGTTGCTACCTTCTTCTTAGACTGTGGCTGTAGGTTAGCCATAATCTGATTCACAACTTTAGGTTGATTCAGCCACCAGAACCAGGGGCTAGTGTCGCTACGGTGAGTATCATTAATAGAAATATGTAGATGCTTAACGTGAGGATTACTAC